TTGTTGGATGCGGCTAAAGCGGCTTCAGCAGATCAAAAGTCTATGCAGTTGTTGAATAATCAGTTGAGGCGTAACGCTAACGCTACTGATGCTCAAGTCAAAGCTAACGACAAGTTTATTGACTCATTATCTAATCAGGTGGGTATTGTTGATGACGAGTTGCGACCTGCGATGGGTCAACTTGTTCGTGCCACTGGTGACACTAAAAAAGCGCAAGACTTATTGAAACTAGCGTTAGATGCTTCAGCAACAACCGGTAAGCCTTTAGCGTTGACTGCTAGAGCGTTATCTCAAGCGTTTGCAGGTAATAGAACACAACTAAACAGACTGTTCCCTACGCTCAAAGAGTCTAAAGATTTGTTTGGTGATTTAGCAAAAATTGTTGGTGGTGCGGCTGTTGAGCAGGCTGACCCATTCAGCAAATTCAATGTTGCTATGGATAATCTAAAAGAGAAGTTGGGCACAGTTATTTTGCCTTACCTTGTTGACTTTATAGATACCATGATGATGCCTGGTGGTGCGATTGATCAGGTGAGTAAGTTTTTAGATGATGTGTCTAACCCTAAAACTGAGGCAGGTAAGACGTTTATACAAATTAAAGATGCTGTCGCTCAAACCATTGATGGTGTGAAAGAGTTTTTTGCTTTGTTTGGTGATGGTGATGCTGTCAAAGGTATTGGCAATGTTGCCTCAAACCTAGTCAAAGCGTTGCCTGCGTTGCTTGCTCTAAAAGGCATTATGACCCTTGCTAGTGCAGGTAAAAGTATCGCTAACCTCGCTAAAGCAATAGGGTTGATGACTGGGGCTAAGGGTGTGACTGGTGGTGTGCCGGGTGTGGCTGGTGCGGCTGGTGGGGCAGTGTTGATGAATGTTGCCTCTGTCGCTATTACAAGTCAGGCCGCTACTTTGACTGCCGCTTCTATCGCTCAGGAAGGTATAAATAAACAGTTGGGTAAAACTGGTCAAACATCTTTGTTGACTGCTGCTACTTTTACAGGCACACAAGCTATACCTTTTACTAGGTCTAGTGATTTGCGTGAAGCGTTGTTTGGTATGAAACGTCAACCTACGACTGTTGTGAATTTGAATGTGCAGAACGCTGACCCGAAGGCTACTGTTGATGCTGTGTCTAAGTATGTGAAGCAGAATGGTGGTTTGCCTGGTGCTTGGGGAACTGTGAGGCCATAACAAATGGCTTTGCCTACTTATGTTGTAACTATTAGTTTTGGTTCGTCAGGGGATATTGATGTTAGCCAGTATGTTCAGTCGGTCAGTATTAGTCGGGGTATTAGTAGGGCGTTAGAGGATTATTCGGCAGGTAGCCTAAGTATCACGTTTGTCAATAACAGTCGTGTCTTTGACCCGCTAAACACTAGTTCCCCGCTTTGGTATGGTGTTGGTGGTTATACGGTGGTTCAGCCTGGTGGCAGGGTGCAAGTCAAAGCAAACAACATTGTTAGGTTCACTGGTTTTATTCAAGACTGGGAGTTTAGTTTTGATGATGCAGGGTTTGACGGTAAAGCAACATTAACTGCGTTGGATCGCATGTATCGTGTTGGAAATGCTGTTTTTACTGGTGGGCAGGCTTGGCAGGTTGAGCCGACAAGTGACCGCATGAAAACAGTGTTGAACTATAACGGATTTGGTGCAGCCGAATATTCGCAAATCACTTCAGGGCAAACTTTGTTAGGTTATGACGACTGGAATGCAGGGGACTCGGTGTTGAGTTATCTGCAACAGGTTGCTCGTAGCGAACCAGGGGACTTTTACAGTAACGCTTCAGCTGTAATGACTTTCAAGGATCGTAGTTTTACTAACTACACTTGGTCTAATAGTATGCGCTATAACTTTGCTGCTTACCCTTCAACAGCGTTGAATAACACTAATGTTGATGATGGTAGTGGTTATTATAGGTGGGATATTGGGGCTAGGACTACTGCTGTTGCTAGTCAGTTTGGTGGCAGTGTTTATCGTGGGGCAACAGTGAACGCACCTGACCCTGCCGATCAAGGCGTTGGTTTTAGTTATACAAACGTCAATCTGGATCGTTATGCGACAGTTGGCACAAGCGTTGTTTTTAGTGCTTATCTGCGTGGAGCTATCAACCCTTATGAAGCGTTTTTTGCCTTCCTAGACACTAACGGGGCAACTATGGATTCAGGGTTTGCGACAGTGACTTCACCTAGCACAGCGACTTGGGTTCGTGTAGGTGGCACACTAAATAACCCTTCAGGCACTATTGGGGGAATACAGTTTTCGGTTAATACTTATGGGGGAACTACTTACACTATTTTTTGTGAGGCTTTTCAAGTTGAACCAGGGACAGCGTGGATCAACTATTTTGATGGCAACTATAATCCTTACACTTCTACTGCTGGCACTGTTTATGATGTGGCTTGGGCAGGAGGCACTTATGCTTCTCAGTCAGGTTTATTGACTAGCACTGCTTCTACTGTTGCTGCACCGGCAATACTTACTTTTGCTGACATGAACAGTCAAGGAACTGCTTACGGTAATGGCACAGGTATTCCGTTCACTGAGTTGCAGGTCGCTTATGGCAGTGAGAACCTTTACAACAAGGTTCAGGTTATTGGTGTGAATGCTACTGCTGTTGCTGACGATACGACAGGTCAATCAAGGTATGGGCTAAAAACTTACAGTCAAACAGATAACCTAACAACATCGTTGACTAAACCTAGTGAGATCGCTAACGCTTTGCTCGCTGAATGGCGTTTACCTGAGTATAGGGCTGAACAAATAACTTTGGCTTTAGAGTCGTTGACTGGTGCTCAACAAAATCTTGTTTTGGCGATAGATATTCGTGATGTTGTTAGAGTGTGTTTTCAACCTTCAGCGACAGGCACAATAGTTGACAAGTATTATCAGGTGTTAGCTGTCAACGCTAATACTGATGTTGAGCGAGATAGTTTGACGTTCACGCTCGCTTCGCTAGATAATCTGCCTATACGTTTGAACTCAACGCTGTTGGCTGTTTTAGACACTGATACTTTAGGCTAGTAAACTAGGGTTTTAGGAGTCAAACATTATGCCTACACACAAAACTTGGACTATCGGGGAAGTGCTTACTGCTGGTGATCTAAACACAGCATTCACACCTCTACCGCTCTACGCTGCCGCTATAACTGCTCAATACACTGCCGGTGCTATTGCCGCTAATGGCACAGCCAGCGTTGCTATCGCATTACCTGTATCTCGGTTCACTGTTGCACCAATAGTGACTTTGACGACAACTGACTCAGTGTTGACTCCATTTGTGTCAGCTGTAACATCGGGAACGGTTACGGTTGGGTTGAGAAATAATGGCTCTGTTAGCAGTGGTGGCACAGTGACTATCACTGGTTGGGCTGTTCAATTTACTTCTGGAACTGCGGCAGGATAATTATGTTGACTTGTAAAACTAGCGGTTGTAGTCAAAAAGACACTAAACATACACCTGACCCTGAAGGTATAACTGTTTTTTGTGGTGTTTGTGGGTTGGAGTTGAGTGCAGATGAGTGAGTCACCTAAACCGAGTAATCAAACGTTGTTGTTGCAGATTGTTCGTGACATAGAGATATTGAAACAACAGTCAATACAAATTTTGCAGGCTTCACAAGATCATGAGGCACGTATTAGGGAACTTGAGGCCAACAAGAATAGGCAGGCTTGGATTCCACCGTTGATTACTGCTGTTGTGACAAGTGTTTTAGTTTTTGTTATCAGTAAAGGATTAGGTCAATGATTAACCCAGGCACATACAACATAACTGTTTGGCAGGGCGCAGATTACGATAAAACCTTTACAGTGACTCAAGGGGGCACACCTATAAATTGGAGTGGCTATCAGGCTCGTATGCAGGTCAGGGACTCTAGTGATGCTACTGCAACGCTTTTATCTTTAACTGACTCAGCAGGGTCAGGGATAACTTTAGGTGGCACTGCCGGCACTATTGCTGTCGCTATCACTTCAACACAGTCAGCTGCTATCCCCGCAGGTTCTTACGCTTATGATTTGGAGCTTGTTTCGTCAGGCAACCTAGTCACAAGACTGTTGCAAGGCGCTTTTATCGTTTCAGGGAATGTGACTAGATGAGTGATGTTATTGTTTCAACAACCGAGTCAACAACTAATGTAACAACAGTCAACGATGTTACAACCATCGCTATCACAAACAATGTTGTTGAGGTCAGTCAGGCAACAGCAGGTTTGCAAGGGCCTCCAGGGGCTAACAGTGACCCTACCTATGTTTTTGTAACAAACAAAACAGGTGCAACTCTCGCTAAAGGCTCTATCGTTTATGTTTCAGGTGCAAACGGTGTGCATACTCAAGTTAGTTTGGCGTTAGCTACCGGTGATATTACTTCTGCTAGAACTTTAGGTTGGTTGAGTGAAAACATTGCGAACAACGCGACAGGACTATGTTGTGTTGAAGGCTACCTTGATGGGGTTGATACGCAGGGCGTTACTGAAGGTGCACAACTTTATTTATCGCCAACTATTCCTGGTGCTTTTACTGAAACTAAACCTGTTGCTAGTGATCATCTAGTTTATGTTGGTGTTTGCGCTAAAGCATCGGCAGGTAATGGTCGTGTGTTTGTGAAGGTGCAGAATGGGTATGAACTGAATGAACTGCATGACGTAAAGACAGTGAACTTAGCGAATAATGATTTGTTGCGTTACAGTGCTTCAACAGCGTTATGGGAAAATGTTGCTGCCACCGCTATAACAGTAGGTTCAGCAATAACAGCAGGGACAAGCGTTTATGCAACTAACGCAGGAACTTCTGTTTATGCTCAAACTTCAGGCACTTCAGTTTATGCAACAAATGCAGGCACAAGCGTTTATTCAACAACTTCGGGAACTGCTGTATCTATTTCAGGAAGCATAACTAAAAGTCAAGTTTCAGATTTCACTTCAGGGACAGTTGCTTCTGCTTCTACTGCTCAACAAGCAGGAACAGCAGTATTTGCAAATACTTCAGGCACTTCTGTTTATGCTGATACTTCAGGCACAAGTGTTTATGCAACAAATTCAGGAACATCTGTTTATGCTGATACTTCAGGGACAGCTACCTATGCGACAACATCTGGAACAGCAGTATCAATAAGCGGATCAATCACTAGAAGTCAAGTCAGCGACTATGCTTCTGGGACTGTTGCAAACATTTCGGGAACTGTTACTCAAAGTCAAGTATCTAATCTAGTTACGGATTTGGCTGGTAAAGCAGGTTTAGCAGATAACAACACTTTTAGCGGTCTAAACACTTTCAGCAATTTCACTACTTTTCAAGCTGCGGCTGATGCTATCCCTATTCGTGTTTTTGGTGCTTCAGGGCAAAGCGCAGATCTATTTAGTGTAAATGATTATTTGACTAATACTCAGTTTGAGATTTTGAGTGATGGTAGGGCGCAAAGCCTAAAGGGTATTATTGCTACTGTTTCAAGCACCGCATCAGTTCCTTTAGTTGTTAAAGGCGTAGCAAGTCAATCGGCAGATTTGATGCAGTTTCAAAATAGCGGTGGAACAAATACTGTAACTATTAGACCGAATGTTTCTGGTAACTGGGGTAATGATGCAATATTTAGCGGTGGCCCTGTTCAAATATCTCCTACTGCTTCAGCAACAGGTTATGGTTTATTTGTTAGATCAGGTGCAACAGGTTCAATTGGTGTGCTTGTGCGCGGTGCTTCAGGGCAAACTGGAGATTTACAGGCTTGGCAAAACAGCGGATCAACAACATTAGCTTCTATTTCATCAAGCGGTTCATTCTTTACAAACTCAACATTATTTACAACTTTGCAAACATACATTTATGGTGCAAGCGATTATGGGGCTGCCCTAAATGTTATTAGCAGATCAACAGCAAACGCAGGTGTAATAGTCAGGGGCAGAGCAAGTCAAAGCGCAGATTTACAGCAATGGCAAAACTCGGCAGGTGGCACAGCGTCAAGCGTTGATGCTTTTGGTAATGCTGGTTTTGGTGGAACAGCAGCAAGCAGTAGTTTTGGATTAAGAGTTGCAACAAATGCTAATCCAGCAGTAATCGGTATTGCAGTTGTGGGTGCAGCAAGTCAGTCAGCCGATTTACAACAATGGCGTAACTCGGCAGGTGGAACAGTTGCGAGAGTGAATAACTTGGGTGAGTTTTTCGCTCCAATTATTTGGACAACTAATGCTTATGCTGGATTTACTGAACAAAGTGCTGGTGGTGCTTTAAGAATGACTAAACTGACTGCTGCTGGATCTAATCCTGGTGCTGGCAATGGTCGTATTTACTTCCGTGATGGCACGAATGCTGGAACTTTGAAACTTGTTGTTAGGGCTGGTGCGGCTGGTGCTGAAACCACTATCCTAGATAATATCCCACAGAGCTAAGGTAAGATAAAAATATGAGTGATTTTGAAGTCCCAACAGAATACAAGCTAACTACTTTGCAGCAGCGTTTAGAAGCGTTGAATGTTGAAGGTTGGCATAATGAAGAAGCAAAACTTGTTGCGATCAGTATAGGCAATAATGATGAAGTTGAACGCTTGACTGCGAACATAGAGATCATTAAGACTGCTATTGCTGATGTGAAACAGCGTATTGCTGATCTATCTGCATAACCTACCTGTTGCTAAACTTAGGGTATGAGTTATGTTGAACCCTTTAGCCCTAAACTGCGTGGCGATGAATTCGGTAATCTAGCCCCATATCGCAATGGCAGACCGCATCGGGGGCAAGACTGGCAACCGAAAGAACTATCACCGATAAAAGCATCAGGCACGGGAACAGTTTTCCTGAATGAATGGTCAGATGTTTTAGGTTGGTTTGTAACCTATTCGGCTGTTCTTACAGATAAATCAGGTGTAAAACATAATGTTTTTATTCAAGATGCACATTTGGCTAAACAGTCCGATCTAAAAAAGGGCGATAAAGTGCAGGCAGGTGTTACTGTTATCGGTAAAGTTGGGGGCGGAAAATACAAGTCAGGTTCGGCTTCTACTGGGGCGCATCTACATCAAAGCATCGGTAAAGCTAATAAAGCGTGGAGTAATCCGCAAATCCATTTAGCCGCATACTCGAATTTATTTGATCCGCTTGATTTTGTTTTAGATAAGAAAGATTAGATTATGAAGAAAATTATTTTGGGCAGATTTAAAGCGGTGTATGAAGTTGTTTCTGAACTTGTTTGGCGTGGCTTCGGCATCTTCCTGTTTATTTTGGGTGGTTCGGCTGGTGTTGGTGCAGCCCTAACAGGGTCTTGGATTAACGGGGTTTTGGTGGCTTGGGGAACTTTGATGCTAGGTGTTTTGGCGGCTTTAGGTTACGCTATTGCAACTACAGGCAAGGCTACTAGGGCAGATGTTGCTAAAGGGGCTGTAGATGCCATACAAAAGGCAGAGAAGCAGTCTAAAGACGATAAATAGGAAACTACCCGTATCTAATTTTTTCAGGGCTTCTACGGGGG